CAAGAGGCTACAGATCAATTAAAAGAGGAGCTTCAAAGTCATATAAATAATTTGAAAATGCTAACAGATCATGTTTGTATCAGAGACGGGCAAATTTTATATGTAGACGTAACCGTAGATGCCGTTTTAAATAGGATTTATAGGAAATTTGAAGATGAATTGAGAATTAAAATAACAAGAAGAATACAAAACTTTTTTAATTTGCAAAGATGGGATTACAATCAAAATTTAAAAGACTCTGATATGTTAAAAGTATTGTCGGATATTAGAGAAGTTAATAGATATGATTTGTCTTTTATAACAAACGATCCGAACAATAGCGGATTGAATGTGTCTACAAAATACTATGAAATAATTAGACCCGATAATATAGATATTAATTTTACATACGAATAAGGAGCTTTTGTGGCTGTTTTAACAATAGATCAAAATCCAACAACATCTGATACTATAGTTTTTACATTAAAAACTCCTGACGCAAATGGATGTTTCAATTCAGATCCATATAAAGTGAATCAAGTCGTTATATATTATGTTGAAAGAGACTTTACAAGCAATAATTTTGGATCATATGAACAAAAAAAATATGACAAAGAAAAACTTAAAAGTCTAGAAGAGGCGGAAGCTTTGATGTGCTCCAGTCCCACTGAGGAAAACATACAAGAGGTATTAAAATATAGAAAAGAACTAGAATCTTCTGCAATTACCAGTGAATTTTATTTCAACGAATCAAAGCCAATTCATGTGGTTGGAAATGAAGTCAATCCAGCTTGGCTATCCACAGACACAGAAAACGCTTTGATAGATCACATTGTTTTAGATAGCAATTTAAATTCAATATATGGAAATTTCGAATACAAATGGAGTCCCAAAAGCCAACGAGAAGGAGATTATTTTATATGTTGGACATGGACTCCATTAATCGCTGGAGATAGCTTGTCTTCTCATATAAAATTCAGCTTATTTGGAGACACACAAGAAACAACAAGCATTCCGACGCACTATACAAATCCAACCAAATATGAAACACTTTTGGAGAGATATCTTCCAGAAATGTACAAAATGAATATCAAGAATGGCGATTTGACTCCTGATGTTTTAGACAGATTGAATAAGTCGATAGCTTTGGGTTTTAACACATTAGAAGATCTTGGCAATCAATTGGTGGATTTACAAGATGCCAATAGTTTGCACGAAGCTTTAATTCCATATCTTTCTAATTATTTCGGATTAAAACTCAAAACAGACGATCCTACAAAATGGAGGGCTCAAATAAAAAGAGCTATTCCTGTCTACAAAAGCAAAGGAACAAAAAGAGGTTTGATAGAAGCTTTGGATTTAGCCGCAATTAAACTCATTAGTTACACGCAATTTTGGGAAGTTGTATCTCCCTACACTTGGCAAGAAAGCTTCGTTTATTCATCCATAGATGGATATTGTTTTGAATTAGAAAAAATGGCTTTGCCTATAGATTTAGAAAATTTTGAATTATGGCTAAGACCATCAAACAACGATGAATGGATGCTATTGGACTCTGATTATGTTGATTTCACAACAGTGGATGGAACAACAACGATGTGCTGGGTTGGATATGGACTTTCTTCAAATTCAATGGATTTGATTGATGGAGATGAAATAAGAATACTCTACAAATATAGAGAACTGCCAGATGCAAACGCTCAAATTATAGAAAACTATATAAGAAGTTTGCCATTGATGGATCAAAGAGAATCAAGAAATCAAATTTATCCTTTAAAAAACTGGAATGTACGATTAATAGAAGAAAAAGATCCGATGTTTGATCTTATTGTGCCTGTTAGACATCCTTTTCATGATCCTGTGATCTATGGGAAAATAAGAACGGAATTTGCCTACAGCGAAAACATATACAATATGGATGAATACAATGGCAGCATAAGAAATTCAAATAGACCATGCGATATTGACAGATTTTTTATAGACAAGTGCAGTTCTTGCATATCTTCTTGCTATGGCGTTGATTTGGAAATAGAAAGATTATGCGATGACAGGATAATTGAGGCCAAAGAAGTTTTAAGAGAATACACTCCATTTCATGCCGTTTTATTCAATTTAAATTTTGTAGGAAAAACCAATGAGTTCATACAGCCTCCTTTGGAAGAAATCAATTATTTGATTTCTATAAAAAATCAAGATTTTGTCATATCAGGAGAGGCTCAAAATTATTTCACAAGAAACATGATACTACAAAACAACAACGCAATTTATAGAGATCAATTGGCACAAGAAAATTTGGTTTTATCTTCTGTTCCTGGAATTGCTTATAATGAAAATATAATGTTGTTCGCACCCAATGTTGAATTGGATAAAATAGGCATTGCTTTGGATGGGAGCAGTAAATTAGAAATACTTTCTCCTTCTTTGCTCTCTGGAATATACGATATAAATAGTCCAAAAAACAAAACCGCAGTTGTTGATTTAACAAGCGGAGTGCCCAATCCAGTTGCTGAGCCTATTGATAATTGCAATAATTTATTTGATGTTGGCATGACTTTAAATTCATGTACATTTGCTTTTAATATAAAGAATGTTTTATTAGATGGAGAGTCATTGTGTTCAGTGGAAAAAGATTTTATTTATTTGTTTGAAGATTCACAACAAGATTTTATAACGATGGGAGTTAAATCTGAGTTTGATGTAGAGCAAGGCAACGCTCCATATTCTTGGAAAATACTCATTCCAACATATGATGGAGTAATTCCCTATGATATTAAGAACATATTGCCAAACGGCAAATTAGAGATTGTAAATCATGGATCTACTTTGCCATTGTTAAACAGTCTTGGTTTAAACTATACATTGATGGATGGTGTTCAGAGCATAGTTAGTTCAAATGGAAATTTATTTGCTAATCCAAGGGCACGTGTGACGGTTTTAAATAGCTCTTTGACTCCAATTAAGAACATATTAGATAGAAGAATATGCTATTTTTATGATTATTCTCTTGAATATTTAATAACTGGTTTTGTAGAAGGGACTGACGATCAATTTTACATTTCTAATTATAGTGGCCCAGATTTGGGTCCAAGCACCAATTTAATTATTTACCAAAGATTGGCCACACAAGAGGTTGGTTATTTCAGTCATCAGGGTCTAAAACTACAAATTCCAGGAAATTTAGAAGCAAGTCTTGGAATACAAAATGGTGATAATTCTTTGGTCGTTGTTGATGATGGAATTGAAAACAACAGATTTAAAGAAAACTTCATTGTTGAAATAAATGATGACAAATATTTTATTTCGCAAATCAATGGAGATATGCCATCTGGATACACAACAATAACTCTTTCTGGCAACGATCATTATTGGAAAAAGCTTAATTCTGGTGGCACTTCTGTTAATGCCAATTTTTATCAGTTTGATAAATTAGAAGCTACAATTATCGGACAAACACACAGTGACGCAGAACACACTTTTAGAACAATTGATAGATCCGGTAGGTTTGTGACAACCGAGACAAATCAAAATGGCGTTGTGACTGGATTGAGTGAAAATTCAGGAAAAGATCAATTCAGCGATTTTGTAAATCAAAATGAAAATGTTGGCATTATTATAGAATACGAAGACGGAACAATAGAGAAAGGCAATATATAATGAATTCTGAAATCAAACCACAAGGTTTTGTAGAGGCTATTATTGAATATCAAAATGGCGACAAAAGAACAATTGAGTTTAAAAATGCAGTTTTAAACAAAGGAAGAGAATCTTTAGCAGCTTGTTTGGCAAATGAAGTGGATTCTGTTTTTAGCTATTACGTCAACAGAATGGTTTTTGGTGACGGTGGGACCTCTGGTGGCGTCACCAAATTCGTAAATACAAATAGGAATGGTCTTTTTGGAACAACTCAAGCAAGCAAGCCTGTGATTTCTGCAATAGATCCAAATATACCTTCACAAGTAGTTTTTACATCTGTGATTTCTTATAGCGAAGCAAATGGAACAGTTTTAAACGAGATGGCACTTCAAATGGCAAATGGAGATTTCTATTCAATGGTGACATTTCCAGATTTGAATAAAACTCCACAAATGCAACTTACGTTTAATTGGAGATTATCCTTTGTATAAAACTAAATTCAATTGCATACTTATATTAAAAGCCATTAAGGAGGAAAATGCCTAATTTAAATAAATTGCCAGTTCCAGAATACGCTCCAGGTCAACCATATCACTATCAAACCGACAATGTTCCTTTAAAAGTATTGGCGGAAAGAGACAATTCAATAAATGGTCAAGTTGACATACATGGCAAAATACTTATGGATGCAGCAGGAAGTCAAGGAACTTTAAGCAATAGACTGAATCAATCTCTAGATCAAGACGGAAATGTGACAACAAGTGCAATAGACCAAGCTTTGCACAGCATTGCAGAGCACGAAGATGGATCTAAAAATGTCGATTCTTTTCAATTGCAAGATTATGTAGATTTGGGATTTCCAGAACTTACAAATCCTATTGAATTTGTAAAAATGCTCAAAGCAGAAAGAGACAAACTATCTGGGATTTCTAATGCAGCTACGGATTTCACTGTGAGCATAGAATCAAACGGCGTTGAAGTGTTGTATGAATCTGGTAACTTAGAAATGCTAGAATCAGATACAATAAAATGGGAAATTGTAGGGCCAAATCAAGCAAGGCCAGTTTTGGGATTTAGTGTCGAATATGCACATAGGCATTACTACAATCAAATACCGAATTCTATTCCAAATGAAGAAAACATAGATTATAAGAAATTTGAAGCAAGTCCATATCCATTTATTGAAGGAAGCTTAAGAGTTTATGTGAATGGAGTCAGATTAAACGACGAGTTTAGCGTGTATCATCCCAATTTAAATCCTTTGGCACCTTGGAAATTAAACACTTATATTCCAAATCATACAAATGGAACTTTTGAATTAGATGTTGCTTTGACTGAATACGATATAATCCAAGTTGATTTTGATATACAAGTTTAAAAATTGATTCAATTTTTGCTTTTTTGTTCTCTAATAACATACCAATTTAAGGAATAAAAAATGCAAGATATTATTGATCAAATCAACGAACTTTCTAAAAATGAAATCCCACAAAGACACACTTATTTCCAATTAAAATACTTTCTAATTGGAAATGAACCAACAAACCAATCAAGAATGTGGCAATGTTTGCGGGAGTTGAAAACCAGAAGAGACAGCATTTCGAGTATTCACTTGGAGATCGATGAAACAAAAGACAAAATAGATTTGTTGGAAATTGAAAAGGAAAAATTTGATATTGAAAAAAAAAGAATGGATGCCACTGATGATTCACACCACAAAGAATTAAACATCAGAATCCGACAAAACAATAGGAAGATAGAAGCTTGCAAACAAAATCTGATACAGCTAGAAGAAAGAAAAAAGGGGATTTTAGAGGAATGTGTTTTTTTTGCAGACACTTTTAAAAATATAGAAAAAATAGAAAAATTAAAGAATTTTGACGATTTGGATGTTCAAAAAGAGTATTGGGGAGCAAAATTATCTAGAAAATTGGATTTAAAACTCTTAAATGGAGGTCAAATAGACAGCGAGTTAATAGATACAATTATGGCTTTACCAGATGAAATGCCAATAAAAATTGCAATTTCTAATTTGTTGGTTAAGAGACAAAAGGATTTAATGCAACAAGCAGAAAAAACAAATCTACCTCGTAAGGAGAAGGCAAATGACAGTATCTAAAATAGCTTCTACAGATGTGGGATATGTCACAGGTCAGCTATCTATTTTCCCAGAAGCTATAGATACCAATAACACATTATACAAGGCTACAAACAACTCTGCCACAAATTTGAAGCAGAGCATGACTTATGCGGCGAAGTATATAATTGTTGAAGACAACAGTGGTTTTCCAGACAGTGGGATTTTAAGAATAGGCCCTCCTCCAGGAGAATCTGGGCCTGCTGAATTCGTTTATTATGCAACAAAGGCAAATGGAGTTTTTAAAGATTTGATAAGAGGATTTGCAGGCAGCAGGCAAAATCCTTGGAATATGGGAAGTTATGTAACAAATTCTGTGTTCGCAGAACATCACAATGCTTTGAAAGATGCGGTTATAAACATCCAAAACAATTTAGGAAAAAAATTTCTACCTTCTTCTGCTTCTCTAAATGGAATATTGCAAGAACAAGAAAGAAAATTTTTGTCTCCTAGACCCTTGTTCAGAGCATATCCTCTTAAAGGACCACCTGGAACAAAAATACGATTTCAAAACTTTAGCACAGGACCATTGATTCGGTATTTGTGGGATTTTGGTGACGGAACAACGTCTGTTGAGAAGAGTCCCACCCACACCTATGCACAAGAAGGAATTTACACGGTCAGGCTTAACATAATTACATCTCTTGGAGCACAAGGGGTCACAACCAAATCAAATTACATAACAATAGATGAAGAGGAAAAAACCCCATTCTTTTATGCAAAAGCAATTAATGGAGTAGATGCTCCCATATATTATTCGACAACAACTGCGGCATCTTTGGGAAAAGATCCAACTAAGTTTTTACTGGTCGATCAAACAGATGGAAATATAGTTCAGAGATATTGGATATTTTCTGGAGATGGTTATGCAAATGGAACATACACTCCATCTCAAAGTGTTCCTGAATTCAATCCAAACATTCACACGATTGAATTTGAATATGAAAATCCAGGCTCATACGAACCATCTTTGCTGGTTTTGTTTGAAAGCCAAAAATTACAAAGAGTTTTTTTAAAAGAGAAAATAACCGTTATATAGGTGTAAAATGACAGTGCCGAGTGCTAGCAATTATCCCAACGATTTTGACAACAACAACAATCTTTATGAAGTTAAAGACGAATTAAGACTTAGATTGGCAGAAGATTACAATCCTGGAGATGTGTCTATCACTGTTTTAGAAGACGAAGATGTTATTTCTCTTTTCCCTTCCACTGGAATTATAACGCTAACAGAACAGTGCAGCAAAGCAAAATTAAGAGCAATTTCTTTTTATTATTCATCTAGAACAAACAGCACATTTGACGGATTGGAATTGCTTCCAGAATTTGAAAATGTAGTTTCATCAAAACCAAAACTGGTGACAAATGTAACTCAAAACGTGATGGCAATACACCACAACACAATTAAAGATGCAATAATAGCCATTCAAGAATTTTCTGGAATAAAAGGAGATTCTGCTGCTCCTCCAAGCGAAGGGATTATGTCCAGCAATGACAGCAGAACAATTGAACAAAGAATAAATTATTTGAGAGAAATAGCTTTGCCTCCAAAAGCTTGGTTTAAAGTGGATAAGAATGTGGGGTTAGCTCCATTGGAAGTGGTCTTTACAGATCAAAGCTTTAGATTGGGAACTGATGGAACCTCGCAACAAACGACTTATATTTGGGATTTTGGAGACAACACTGGACCCGTTACGGAATACATTGAAAGCGAAGAGGTTCCATCAAATGTAACAAATGTCTTAGTGAACGATCCAGATGGAAGAACAATAAAAAAAACATATACAAAGCCTGGAATTTATACGGTGAAATTAACAGTGACCAACGATTTTGGAAGCGACACTGTGATTTTTGAGGATTTAATCAATGCAAGATTCCCTGCTCCAGACTATGCTGTTATAGAATTCAACGAAAGAATAGATCAGATAAAAACCCCAGGAATTGGAAGTCCATACACAACTCCACCGAAAATAAGATCGGTTATAAATTCAATCATCGATTTAGAAATACCTTCTGGAGTTAATCCCAACACACAATTAACCTATGCTGGAGAAATTTTAGACGATAATATTCCTCCAAGTCCAATAGATCCCATAGTTTCTTATACTTGGTCTATCTCTGACGATTTATCTCATACAAATTCTTCACAAGCACGTGCTGTTTTTAGTGTGGGCGGATTTTATGATTTAACACTTCGTGTAGACACACAATATGGAGCATATAGAATTACAAATTACACAGATTGCTTTGATATAGTTGAAAAAGCAAATCTGTGGTTGTGGTTATACAGTCCAAATCCAACTTCAAACACAAGTTGCATAGGAGAAACCAATTATGATTTAAATGTATCTGCTTGCGAATTTGGATTAATTAGCGAAACATTTAAATCTAAAAGCACAGCAGCTCTTAATTTAAATGTCAAAGATTCTTTTTTAACTGGTGCCACAAATGAAGTTCAACAAAAAAAAGAGTTCCATAGAAACAACGGATTTTGCGTTTTAGGATCAACGCCTTCTGGAAAGTCTGGAACTGGGCTTTTATATTGGGCAAGTGGTAGATGCAACTCAGAAGCGAGAAGCGTAGAATCAATATATGGCTCTATATTCAATGGATTTCAAGAATTGTATACTACGCCTATTGCGGGAAGCACAATAACAAA